TGGAAAAAACAATATAGCCTTGAAAATAAGAACTATTTTGCAAATGATGTACCGGAAACAGTAAAGAAAACCATGCTTGCTATCCACGATAGAAGGCCGGAAATCAAGGTATTGGTCATAGATACGATTGGCTCTATCATGATAGCCGATGAAATGAGAAGGTCCAAAGAAAAGGGTTATGATAAATGGATGGATTTGGCACAGTGTATCTGGGATATCGTTGATATTGCGTATACCTTGCGCGACGATTTAACGGTAGTGTTTATCGCGCATACGCAGACAGAACGTGATGATAGCGGATACTTATTTACCCGAATTAAAACCAGCGGCAAGAAGCTCGATAAAATATGTATTGAAACCAAATTTACCACAGTCCTTATTTCAAAATGCGTTGAAGGCCAGTACATATTTGAAACACACTCTAAAAACAGCACAGCCAAAAGCCCTATGGGGCTGTTTGAAAGCGATACCATACCAAATGATATTGTAGAAGTAATTAATGCTTTAGAGGCATATGAAAACGAGTAAAAACAAATCGAAAGCGAGGATATATAAATGAAAAAAATCAATTGGAAAAACGTAGAAGAAGCTAAGGAATTTGAAAAGCTGCCGGCAGGCGGGTATATATGCGGGATAACCGCAGTAGAAGACGTACCGGAAAAGGAATATCTCAGAATTGAATATGACATTGCAGAAGGAGAATTTAAGAACCATTGGCGCGATCTTTACACCAATCATGGATTCTGGGGCGGGAATTTTATTAAATCATATAAAGAAAAAGCAATGCCGTTTTTTAAGGGATTTTTAACCGCTATCGAAAATTCAAATCCAGGCTTTTCTGCTGATGATTTTGATAATAACGAAAATGAATTGAAGAGAAAATGGATAGGGCTTGTAATCGGCTTAGAGGAATATAAGGCGAATGACGGTAAAATTAAAACCCGAACCTATGTGGATTCTGTCAGAAGTGTCGAATCCATAAAAAACGGCGATTTTGAAGTGCCGGAATTTAAAAAATATCTGGAAGAGACAAAAGTAAATGATAGTGGTTTTATGCCTGTGGAATTGAACGATGACCTTCCATTTTAAAGGAGGAAGCCATGACAATCATAGAAGATACGCGGCAGCAGGCTAAAAAACATGAATTAAAACATAAGTTTTTTGCGGACAATGGAATTAAAGTTGTCCGCTCAAAACTACCATGTGGAGACTACGCCAAACTTACCGATCTGTCCGTAATAGTTGATACCAAAAAAGATATTCAGGAGATTATCGGGAACGTCACGAAAGACCATAGAAGGTTCATAGAAGAATGCGATTTTGCCGCAGAAAATGGGATAAAACTGATATTTTTGATTGAAGATGAAAAAATAAAACGAATTGATGACCTTTATGGCTGGTATAACTACCGTTTGCGGTTTAGCCCAAAAGCGACGACTGGGAAAACGCTTGCCAAAATTTTACGCGGCATCGAAATCAGGCATGGAGTAATGTTCGATTTTTGCAAAAAAGCAGACGCCGGAAAAAGGATTGTTGAGTTGTTAGGCGGTGATATGCATGGATAATAGTTTTGTCAAATTTAGTAGGAAAATAGAAAATTGGGAGTGGTATAAGGACGTAGCAACCTTTAAATTGTTTTTCCATCTCGTTACATTTGCCAATTTTGCACAAGGAAAATTCGAGGGCAAAACTATCGAAAGAGGTCAATATGTATCGAGTTATCGGCAGCTTTCAACAAAAACTGGGCTTTCAGAAAAGCAAGTGAGAACAGCTGTAAAACACTTAAAAACGACAGGGGAAGTGGCACAGGCTACATACCCGAAATTTAGCGTGTTCACTGTAGTTAATTACGATAAATACCAAAATGGGGCACAGTCATGGGCAGGCAAGGGGCACAGCAGGGGCACACAAAGGGCACAGGAGGGGCAACAATATAAGAAGAATAAGAAGAATAAAGAAGAAAAAGAAAAAAAGAAGCCGCCTGCCGGCGGAGGTTTTTTTGATTTCGATTCGATAGAAGGATCAAAGTCGAGCGGAGATTATTGGGGACTTGGCCCGAAACTGAAAAAAGAGAGTGAGGGAATGTGATGGAACGGCAAGAAGTATACGAAATCCTGAATACCCTGAAAGCTGGATACCCGCTTTTTTATTCAAACACAAAACAAGAATTCATGGATAAGGTAGTGGATGTATGGTACGAAAATATCATGTACTATGAATTCGATTTGGTTCGAAGAGCAATCAAAATGATGATAGCTTCAGAAACCCAAATCCCCACGATTGCGTTGACCAAAAAATATATCCTGAAACAGTTTGAAGAGGATGCAGAAGAACGACTAAGAAAAAGGCGCTGGGAAAAAGCAGGGTGCCGGTCTGAACGTGAGTATCTCGAAAAAATATCAGAACTGAGGCGATAGAATGCCGTACATATTCAAAAAAGATGATGTATATCGATTCGCTGATATGGTACATGGAAATGTACGCGAAAAAGGGAACGAACTGTTTTTCGAATACTGCCCATATTGTGAAGGCGGCGGCCATGATAAAAACACATTTTCAATCAATCTGGATAACGGCACCTTCAATTGTTTTCGGTCTTCATGCGGGAAACAGGGGCATTTCGTAGAAGTGGCGAGAGATTTTGGTTTTGAGCTTGAAATCGAACGTCCTAAAAAACAGTACCGAAAAATTCCGCAGAGAGAAATTCAGGTAAAACCGAAAGCCGTCGAATATCTGGAGGGCAGAAGAATCAGCAGAGCAGTAACGGAACGGTATAAAATCACTACGCAGAAAAACAACGAAGACGTTTTGGTTTTCCCGTTCTATGATGAAAACCACGTTATGGTATTCGTGAAATACCGAAATACCGAATACAACGGGACTGGCAACAAAGAGTGGTGCGAGAAAGACACAAAACCGATTCTGTTTGGCATGGCACAATGCGAAGGATTTGACAGGCTGGTAATCACAGAGGGGCAGATCGATAGTCTGTCTGTAGCTGAATGCGGTATCAAAAATGCAGTTTCAGTCCCTACAGGGGCGTTAGGATTTACATGGATTGCGAATGTGTGGGAGTGGATATGCAAATTCAAAGAAATTATTGTGTTTGGCGATTTTGAGAATGGGAAAATGTCATTGTTGGATGAAATCCAAAAGAGGATTCCGGTCAAG